GCCTGTAAATTAATACAGACTTAAAGGGCCCAAGGGCCATTACCATATCTTATTTTATGGTAATCTAATTGAAAGAAAGGTCTAAAATCCTTTCTCCTTGGTTTTGGATCTGTCCCGAAAGGGGTTGCAGATCCAGAGTTAAACTTCTCTATAAACAGTTAGACGATAGGACTGCGAGCTGAATACTCGAGTGAACATTCGCACCTTTATAAATCATAAATGTTAAGAAATTATATTAAAATAATCAAAAGATTATGTTTTATATTTTTCCCTAACAAATATCATCAAAATGATTTTATTAAGATGTATAATTTATATACACATTTAATAAAACATCATAATATATCTGGTGCTATTAAATACATGAAAAACATGCGTTTAATATGTACTAGATATATTTGTGGTAATCCTTTAATTACTAATAATTTTGGGATTGCCACAATTGATGGTTGACCAAAGAAACTCTTACATTTGAAGAAGAGGATTGATAATAATGAAGGACTCTCATATGTTCTTACTTTATTAATATTTAATAGATCTTTAGATCTAAATAAATATGAAATGAAGAAGAAAATGAGAAACCTTGATTATTCATCAATAACTTCTGAGCAAAAGAGAAATTATACAATACCTTCTGGATTCATCAAGGAATTTGTTAGTAAATATAACTTACAAATTTCTGAAGAATCCATGAAGTTCACCCTAAAGGATATTTATTTATCCCAGAAAGGTGGACCTCAAGGGAAGGCATCAAATACTGCTCTGAATAACTTCTGTAATTATAATTACATGAGTTTACAGAGACTATTTAATGTCTTATCTCCTGAAGGTGTTGATTTTATCTCTAAAGCCTTTTCCTATTTTATGGAAAATTCCTCAAAATTTAAAACTAAACATAATGATTTAGGTAAAATTGAGGTAATAAAGGATCCTGAGGGTAAACTTAGACTAATTGCTATAGTTGATTACTATACACAATTAGCTCTTCGTAAGCTCCATCTCAATTGCTTTAAAGTTATAAGAAACTTAAAGGATTGTGATAGGACTTTCACTCAAGATCCCTTCCATAAATGAGAATCAAATGAACATCAGTTTTGATCATTAGATTTAAGTTCGGCAACGGATAGATTCCCTAGAATTCTACAAGCAAGAATGCTTGCATATATGATTAATCATAAATATGCATTTTCTTGAAATAGAATTCTCGAGACCATAAGTTTCCAAACAAAGGAAGGAAACTCTATAAAATATAGAGTTGGCCAACCTATGGGAACTTATTCGTCTTGGATCTGTTTTACCTTAGCCCATCATCTGGTTGTCCACTATGCTGCTAAATTAGCAGGTGTGGATAATTTTAATCAATATATCATCTTAGGTGATGATATAGTGATAAAACATGACCAGGTGGCCAAAAATTATATTAAAATAATTAATGGTATGGGTGTTGATATATCTTTAACAAAGACACATGTATCAAAAGATACATATGAATTTGCTAAAAGATGAATCAAAGGTAATAGAGAGATAACTGGAATACCAGTTAGAGGGATTTTAATTAATTTTAAAAATGCAAATATTGTATTTTCAATACTTTATTCACATTTTAAAATTAATTTTAAACCTTATCTTTCTAAATTCAGTTTAGTGGATTCCCTTGCCCAATTGTATAAAGATTTCTATCTTATAAAAGGAAATAAAAAAGAATTTCCTATAAGAAAGTTATCAAAAACAATTGAAAGACTTAAAACTTTCAGTAGCATACTTGACATAACCTTTGGTTATGGTAATGACCAAAGTATCAGACAAATATTCACTAGAAATATTACTAGTGATTATTATATGATACCAGGTACTGAGGACAGTCTTCTTGAAATCAAGAAGATCCTAAGTACCGGGTTAGGTAAACTACTGAGTTCCAATATAGGTAAAGTCTCATCGTGACAAACGAAAATAATCGAAAGTTACGATGAACAAAATCGGAATAATTTAATATATTATCCGACTTTTGTTGGACTTTATAACTATATAGAAAATATCAAAACAAGAACAAAGAAATGAAATGGTTCAGAAGAAATTTCTGAACTAACTTCAGATCTTAATGTTATTGATGTTGATAAAATCTTTAGTAAGGAACGTCAAAAATTTGACAAATTACTTACTATAGGAAAAAGCTTAGAAGTTGGTTTCTCCAACATTAATAAAACTGAGGAGATCTATTATGGATCTGCCACAGTTGAATCAACACTGACTCCGAAAGGAATGCAGCTTTGATTCTCTAAATCCATCCAAAAAGATGTGATGGATAAGATTATTAATGGTGAATGAGAGGCTCCAAAACCTTCAATGTCATATACTGACATGTGAGAGGCTTTGGCCAAACAAGGGAAAGATTAAAAACATGATGGTTTTTAACCTCGTAGAGTCTATTTTAATTAAT